ACAAATTCAAAGGTAAGTATAAAGGGATAACTGTAAAGTTATGTACTAAAGTATGGCCTAAACTATTTCTTTAATAAATGCCTACATATACATTAAGACATATAGAGTCAGGAGTTACAGAAGATAGATTCCTATCCATCTCTAAGATGGAGGAATTAACCTCACCTCAAGGTGGTTATGAGCAATTAATAGGAGCTCCTAAAATCATATATGAAAAAGGTGATACACTCTCCCGCACAGATTCTGGGTGGAATGATGTATTAAAAAAGATTAAATCAGGTGCAGGTAAATTAGGACCTCGTGCTAATACAATTGAGACAAAATAAATTATGAAACGATATAAACATTTTAAACATTTAAATACAGATCTTGGGTATGATGATCTGAATGTATCCTATCGAGATGGTACTAGATTATATGAAACACCCAATCATGAAGCGTTTCCATCAGTAACTTCAGTACTTTCTATTTTATCTGAAAAGGCTATAGAGAAATGGCGTAAACGTGTAGGTGAAGATAAAGCTAATAGGATATCATTTAGAGCATCTACAAGAGGAACTGCTGTACATGAAATTATTGAAAAGTATATACAAAATTCTAATGAATATGCTACAGGATTTCTACCTAATATACTAGATAACTTTAAATCAGTTCAATCAACCATTGATAGATATGTAGATAATATAGTATGTCAGGAAGGGGCACTTTATTCAACTCACTTAGGTTTAGCAGGTAGAGTAGATTGTATAGCTGAATGGGACGGTGTATTATCTGTTATTGATTTTAAAACATCAGCAAAGCTAAAAAAGAAGGAATGGTGTACTGCATATTTCATTCAAGAAGCTGCATACGCTATTATGTTTGAAGAGAGAACTGGAGTACCAGTTAATCAATTAGTAACATTAATTGTTGTAGATAATGAAGAACCACAAATCTTTATTGAGAAACGTGATACTTGGACTTCTAAATTAATTGAAACAATAGGAGTATATAATGAAAGAGAAAATAATTGACCTATTAGAACAACAAAACAAATTAAACACTATTATTAACCCTACATGGAAAGACGATAGAACTCGTGCAGATTTTATTAGGGCTATGATAGTTGAATCAGGTGAACTGTTAGAACATACTGATTACAAATGGTGGAAGCATGGCTCTGTAGATATTGCTCAATCACAAATGGAAATTGTAGATCTTTGGTTCTTCTTCTTCTCATTAGTTATCTTAGACCCTGCTACATTACCCTCTAAAATAGGGGAAGATAAACTAGAGTATTTTGCTCAAATGTTTATGGATCATTCAGGTCTTGAAGGTACACCAGACCCTTCACTTACAACAAAATCATCTAAACCTGAATGGGATACAGAAAACGTACAAAGAAGGACTTTATATTTTGTACATTCCTGCTCACAGATGACACCTAATCTATTATCTACTATGTATGAACTAGCTGAGTTAACAACAGCCGCTGGTATGTCATTTGAAAAGATGTATGATATGTATATGGGTAAGTTAATACTAAACATTTTCAGACAAGAGAATGGTTATAAAGAAGGAACTTACCGTAAACAATGGCATACTGCTACTTACGGATCACCTAAGACTACGTTAGAAGATAATCAAGTATTAACTGAGATTATGAAACGAGAATCAGACCCTAAACTAATTAAGGAAGCTCTTCAAAATGGATATAAAGCAATCGGATACTCAGGCGGATAATAAAAAGACGATAGTAGGTAAACCATTATCAACTATATATGAATTTTACATATCAGGAGATATTGAAGAACCTGACCATTACTCAGAATGGTTTGATATTATCCGTAATGTCGGACCACACGATGTAGTAAGATTATATATTAATTCATTCGGGGGTGATTTATTTGCAGCTATTCAATTCCGTAATGTAATTAAACAATGTCCTGGTACAGTAATGGTTGATGTGGAAGGTGCTTGTATGTCAGGTGCTACTATGATTATGTTAGCTGCTGATACTATCGACGCTGCAGATAATTCTATGTTTATGTTTCACAACTATTCCGGTGGTGTTATTGGTAAAGGGGGTGAGATGTATGACAATATTATACATGAAAGACAATGGTCAGAACAACTGTTAAGGGATGTATATAAAGGATTTCTTGAGGAGGAAGAGATTATACAAATACTAGATAATAGAGATATTTGGATGGACGCTAATGAAGTTAAAGAAAGGTTAGTAAAAAGAGTAGAAAACACTTGACAATCTATTCGTAATATAGTATAATAGTACTGTAGTAAATAAACAACACTTGTTGTTTTTTATAAATAGAATTGTAATCATATAGGAAGGAAATAATAATAATGAAGAAAGTAATTGAAGTAGTATATTATATAATGGGTTTAACAGGATTTCTCATAGTATTAGGATCCGTGGACTCTACACTACTCGCAGTTGGTGAGATGGTTTTTTTAGGGTTTGGAGGTCTTTCATTAATGGTGTTAGCAATGATTGCTATATCACACCTACACAACAATAGGAAATAAGAATGAAAAAAGTATTAGCTTTATTAGTAACAATGTTTGCACTAATGTCTGCTCCCTTAATGGCAGCCGATCATGATTCAAGTTTTGGATTAAAAATGAAATCAGCTGGCCTTCGTTGGAATCAAGATATGGATCAGTTTGGTGAGTTTTGGTCTGGCCAGAATAATAACAACTATGCACGGGTATTTGCTACAGCATATGTTGGTTCTAAATCACATCAACTAACAGGTGCATATCAGCAAAATGATTTATCAGCTCCTTGGGATGTATTTCAAGGTCGTGACCAAATTGGTGACGCATTATTTGTTGAATACCAATACAACTTCGATCAGTAGGTTGTATAAGTAATAATGTAGGATATAACTAGACGCAGGAGAAATATATGAAGTGGGAAACACCGAAATATAAAGATTTAAGGTTTGGTTTTGAAATTACAATGTATATTAATAATAGGTGATAAAAATGAAAAAGACAATTATAATTGCAACAGCAATTCTAATGTCTGGATGTTCTACATTATCAACTGTCGGGATCGCGGCGCAGCATACAGTATCTCGTTACTGTGCTGCGTCACCTGACGCTAGAAATGTAATTCGTACAGCCGTTAGTGATTCAATAACTCCCAATTCCATATCAGTCACTTGTGCTGATGATTCATGAGTATTAATTTAAAACAATTTATTACAAAGCCTTTAGGAAAAGGTATTATTAACACAACCGAATATTCAGCAACTAATGCTTCATTATTCGCACAATTAAGTGAAGACTGTTATCTAGATCCAGCGGGATTTAAACATATTTGGGGCCATGCCTATACTGTTCAATTTATTGAAGGTATTGAAGATGGTGCAGAAGCATATGCATTAGCTGACAGGGAAAATCTAATATTCGTATTTCGTGGGACAGAACCTACGGAATGGAAAGACATTAAAGCTGACTGTCGATTCTTTAAAACTGATTCTGATGTTTCAGCTGCAGGTAAAGTACATAGAGGGTTTAAAGACTATCTAGATCGTATATGGGATCAAATACATTCCATATATAGAGATTATCCTGATCATAATGTATGGGTTACAGGCCATTCACTTGGTGCTGCAATGGCAACATTAGCAGGAATTAGAATTGGAAATTGTGTCGTGTATAATTACGGCTCACCAAGAGTAGGTAATAAAACTTTTGCTAAAGCATATAATGTGCCACTATACCGACATCGCAATAATAACGATGTTGTAACTAGAAATCCATTAGAAATTATTGGATATTCCCATGTAGGTAAAATGAAATATTTTGATTCCTTAGGTGAGTTACATGAAGGATTTTCTAGATGGCGTATGTTTAAACAATGGTGTTCTGGTACTTTAAAAGGTATCTGTAAATGGCCACCCGGTATTGATGGTTTCTCAGATCACTCAATGTCAAACTATACAGGTTTATGTAAAAAACTCTTGACAAAATGACTCAGGTATAGTATAATAGTATATAATTAATAATTAATAGGACTAGGCGTGAAAAACTCAATATTATTAAGTACAAGGTCTAATAAAGTATTAAGTAAGAAAGTAGCAGAAAAACTAGATATAAAGTTATGTAATGTACGAATTGTTGATTTTGCTGACGCTGAGATATCAGTTGAAGTTCTGGAGAATATTAGAAGACAAGAAGTCTTTATTATAGCTGGAACTTCAACACAATCCAATAAAAATGTAGATATTATGGAGCTTATGCTACTAATAGATGCAGTGAAACGATCCTCACCTGAAAGGATTACAGTATTATTCCCTTACCTACCATATGCCAGACAAGATAGAAGGATACAACGATCTCCTATCTCATCTTCGGTATTCGCTCAAATGTTATCTCATTCCGGAATTGATTCTGTTATCGCAACAGATCTGCACACACTTCAAATCCAAGGTTTCTTTTCTAACAATGTTGTATGTGAGCATATATCAGCTCTTTCTACATTAAAAAATCATATCAAATATAATAACTATGATTGTATTGTAGCATCCGATATAGGTGGTACAGGTAGAGCTAGATACTTTGCTAATCTACTAAACTTACCTATTGCTATTATTGATAAGAGAAGACCCGAGCCAGGAGTATCTAAGGTAATGCATATCATTGGTGATGTAAAAGGTAAAAAATGTTGTATTGTAGATGATATTGTAGATGGGGGTGGTACTTTAGTAGGAGCTGCTGATGCTCTTTTAAATGAAAAGGCCGAACTAGTTGATGCTGTGGTTGTTCATGGTGTATTTTCTAAAGGCGCTATAAGTCGCATAGAAGAGTCAAATATAAATACATTATATGTGTCAAATACCATAGAACAGATCAAAAAGTTACCAGACAATATTCAAGTTATAGGTATTGATGATCTTCTGGCTGAAACAATAAGAAGATTCTGTAATGGTGAAAGCTTAAAAGCATTAGTTTCGTAGTAAGAGAAGGGTAGTATCATGAGTTGGTTTCAAATAATATCTAGTTTAACGAAGAATATATTATATAATATAAAGCAATGTATATTCTCAGATTCAGTTCGTACCTATTTTAAGCATGTAGGTGGTATGTTAATGTATATGATAGCAGTTGTAATAGGAGCCTCATTAGGTTCTGTAATAATGCAATCTGTGCTGGTACGATGATATGGGAGTATTTGAAATATTATGGTTATGTTGTATAGCCGCAGCAGTTATATTTGGTATGTCCTCAATAGATACATCGGATCATGGTCTATTTGATAAAATATTATTATACTCTATTCCTATATTGATATTAGCATGGATGGTAATAGGGACAGGATTACTTTACGTGAAAGATAACATTAACATTTATTGAGAACATTATTATGATAAAAGCATTATTATTACCAATCTACACTATGATTTCAACTATATCATTATGGATGCTTATAGCCATTCATATTATATTCCCAGCTGGGTATGAGTTTATATATAATATTATTAATGGTATTTTTATAATAGGTTTGGGAATTCAACTAATCTGGGGTTATTATGCCTATAGAAACGCAACAGACAAAACAACCTAGTGTAATACTAACAGGGATAACTGCTATTGTTATCTTATTAATTTTAATGATAGGAGTGCTTTCTATTCCTATAACTATAATAAAGGACAAATTAAAGTAAATGTATATAGTAACATCTTATTGGATTGAGGGTGAAATGGGGGAGACAATTAAAACAAAAGCATTTAAATCAATATCTAGAGCGGAATATTATAACAAAGAGAATAAGTTAAATCATGTATGTACTTATTCCTCGATTACTCAGATAGATAGTAAGCCTACATTGGCAAAAGTAGATTGTGCATACTGTAATGCATAGTTATTATTTAAGTCACTCGGCACCGGTAACAAAAGAGTTTATTAAGATGTATTCTAATATATGGTTAGCAGGATCTATTGATGTACATAATAATAATAATAACACATTATTAAGAAGATATAATCTAGTAATAAAGGGAACTGAATGGAGTGAATTTGAGAATTACCTTAAATCATTAAGAACGGAAGAAGTATTTGAGTATAAGGATTTAACCGATGACTTTTTCAAAACAACTGATCGTAAAATAATTAATTATAGTGGAGTAGATAATGAATAGAGTAACAAATTTATGTGTAGGTGAGTCCTTAGTAGGAGAAGGTAATGAAGTTGCACATATCGATTTGATGATTGGGCCTAGAGGTTCAGTAGTAGAGAGTGCATTTGCAAATGCATTAGTAAATAACAAAGATGGGTTTACATCCCTCTTAGCAGTAGTAGCACCGAATTTAATGGTTAAACCAAATACCGTTATGTTCAATAAAGTTACTATCAAAAAAGGTGCTCAAGCAGTTCAGATGTTTGGGCCTGCACAACGTGGTGTTGCAATGGCGATTGCTGATTCGGTTCAAGAAGGTGTAATTCTTGATTCTGAAGCAGATGATTTGTTTATCACAGTTGGAGTTTTTATTCATTGGGATGCAACTGATGATGCCAAAATTCAGCAGTATAACTACGAAGCAACAAAGGAAGCATTGTATAATGCTGTAAATGGTCTTCCTTCTTCACGTGATGTTCAACGTGATTATGAAGAATCAGAGCATCCCTTTGCTGCTAAAATTGATTCTGGTGCTAATGTAACTGCACTTAATGTAGGTTTAAAGCAACAAAAAAATGCATACGATAAAGGGTTATGTAATTCAGAAGGATAATATGAAAAGCAAGAAGAAACCTAAAGCATCTAATGCATTAAAGAAATCGCTATTTACAAAGGACACTCTCTTTGGACATAAAGTCCAGGGAGATCGTTCTAAGTATAAACGTGAGCATAACTATAATATACTAAAGGTGAATAATTATGAGTAAACGAGCTAGACCATTTAGAAACACTTCTGTTAATTCAAGAGGTAAACCATTTTCTAAACAAACAGGTCATGGATCTTATACTAAAAAGCGTCACCCTAAAGCAAAATGGGTATTAAATGGAGCTATTAAATGACTTCTGTAACCAAGGAAATTAATAATATTATGGATTGTGGGGAACTGTCAGATGACTTTTCTATCTCTGATTATCATTATAATTATAATACAGATTCACCCATTAATTTTAAAGAAGATTCTGAATATAATCGTATGTATATGGTAAGATCTAACAAATACAAATATAATGAGGATATTGTATTAACAGAAATAGAAGAGTATATAGACGCTACATATAAAGGTCATTATACAAACTCTAACAATTCTGTACAAGGTCTTGATATATGGAAGGCTCGTGGAACTATGTCAGATTCATGTATTGATACCTCAATTAAATACCTATTAAGGTATGGTAAAAAAGAAGGTAAGAATAGAAAGGATCTTCTTAAAGCAGCTCACTATATTATACTGGCACTAGGTAATGAAAGAGATTGATATATCCGAGTTTAAATGCCCATGCGGTGAAGGTCCTACAGGATCCTTTGTTAGATTCTATTCTCTTTCAAAAGTTAGGTGTCCACATTGTTTAAGGTGGTTTGATTTAATAGAGATGACAAAGATACAACATCAAAGGTAAAGATTTATGAACATATATAAAAAAGCTTCTATAATTATAATAGGTATTACATTAGTGGCTACAGCAGCACAAACTGCAATGAATATTTTAATAGAAGCAAGAACAATTCAATCATACATTGATTGTCCATTAACAGCACTTTACGATTCGAAAGACTGTAATGAGTCTAAAGCTATTGTTAAAGAGAATGTCAAGAAGCTGATTATTAAAGAAGTACCAGAAGTAGAAGAAGCTCTAAAATTAATACCACTAATAATATACACGGATAAGGAAAATGGCAGTAACGAAGAATGATGTGACTGGAGATAAACTACAGTCTAAAACGACTAGCAAGAAATACAGGGATAATTGGGATCTTGCTTTTAAAACAACTACTAAGGATGAAAGAAAAGAGAAACCAAAAGAAGCAAAGTAATGTATATTCATCTGATATTTATGATGAAATATTCAGTAACACTAGTAATCTTAGCTATAGTGTTTATGATAGTATTAACAATTATAGCATTTTATGAATTAATAATAGAAGTATTTAATCCACAACTTTGAGGAACCCCTATGTTACCAAGTAACCCAAGTGATTTAAAAAAGATTGATGCAGCTCTACAAGAGATTTCTAACTCTAAAACTAGAATTGAAGCAGAGCGTGAACTGATAAAAGAGATAACAGATAATATTGCTGAAGAGCATGATATGCCTAAAAAGTTAATTAATCAATTAGCTAAAGTTTATCATATGCGTAACTTTGCCGAAGAAGTATCACAGCAAGAAGATTTTCAAGTCGCCTTTGAACAACTGGCGACAGCTAATAAATCATTAATAGAGGGGAAGGTGTAATATGCATGTAGACATTGGTGGTTATCCTAAAGTAATCTTAGTTGATGTAGTAGAAGAAGTTATGCAGAGGTACGGTGTTCCTCATCAGGTGACTGAATGGGTGATTCCAAGACTACAAAATGTCTTAGATTATACTATCAATAATTTTAGACAAGATCGTTATATAGAGGTGAAGGTCCATAAAGATGATATTATTAATATGGATCATACCCTCTCTGAAATCATTTTACCTATGCTAGAGAAGTATTATACACAGATGAAGAATCTAGATACTTACTTTATGGTTGATGATGATGATGTTCCACTCTCTATGAAATCTGATGAATATGATGTTCGGTGTAAATATGTTATGGATAAGATCCTTATGGCATTTCAACTTCATCGGACAAGAGATACATGGGAATCCAGATATTACGCATCAGGTGATATGCATGGACTAGCTGAAGAAAATGATCATATTCAAGAAGGATTTATTCTCTTTGGTAAACATTATGGAGATCTTTGGTTATGACATTTTCACAGGTACAAGTGGGTAAAAAATATAAATTAGTTGATTATTCAGATATAGACAGATCATCCAGAAAGAGATGCCTATCTTTAGGTCTACTTAAAGGTACTCTATTTAAAATTATCAGAGTAGCCCCTCTTGGGGATCCTGTACAAATTAATGTGCGTGGATATGAAATAACTATGCGCAAGGAGGATTTTGAAAATCTTGAAATCGTTGAAGTCAATGTATAAAACATCTATACATAAAATGAAAGTAATGCTTTGTATATGGCAGATGAGTAGATCATCAAACCCTGTAAAAGCGTCAATGGCATCATGGTTATTAAAAAAACTATGGTCGTTAAATATAAGGTGATTAAAATGTTTAAATTAAGTAAAAGAAGTATTAAAAGATTAGAGGGTGTCGATCCCCAATTAGTAGCATGTGTTCATCGTGCTATTCAGGTAACTAAAATAGATTTTGGTGTAACAGAAGGTCTTAGATCAGTTCGAAGACAAAAGCAACTGTTTGATTCAGGTGCATCTAAAACTATGAGCTCTAAGCACCTAGAAGGAAGAGCAGTTGATTTAGTTGCTTATATTGGAGCTAGAGTATCATGGGAACTTAACTTATATGATGATATAGCAGATGGGATGAAGTTAGCTGCATCTGAGAATGGTGTTTCATTAAGATGGGGAGCTGCATGGAATGTACTAGACCTTGGTGATTATATAGGTACATCAGAAGAAGCAATGAATTACTATATAGATACCCGAAGGAAACAAGGTCGTAGACCGTTTATAGATGCACCACATTTTGAACTAATGGAATCTTAAAGGCACGAAATATATAAATATACTAATATAGTTTATAAGGAGATACTATGTTAGCCGAATTGGCACTAGCCAACGCAGCCTTTAGTGTAATATCAGAAAGTCTAGCCCATGGAAAAGAATTATTTGAAATGGGTGAGCATTTAGCTAAATTCTCAGACGCTGGTAGAACGATAGATCAAAAAGCAAAACTTGCAAAGTCAGGTAAGCAACAAGAATCAGATTTAGAAATATTTATGGCTCAAGAAGCTATAAAGAATAAAAGAGAACAACTTAAAGAACTTATGATTCGTACCCGTCATATGATGTGGGACGATTTTTTACGCTTTGAGGGTGAGCAAGCTAGAGATAGAGAAAAACAAAGAATACTCGAAGCTAAAAGAAAGGCTAAAAGAACAGAGCTTATTATTACCGTATTTGGGTGGGCTGTAGGATTTGCTATTGTAGGTGGTGCCTTAGTAGGTGTTCTACCTATGTTACTTTCACCTAGATAGGAATAATATGATTGATGAGATACATTTAGCAGAAACATTAACGGCAGATATGATGCCAATAGTAAAGGTATTATTAGCTGG